AGGATGGCGTGATTGAGGTTGTCCATAGTGGAAACCTCGTAACTGTCACCCGCTCTGCGTATGAGGGGTGAATTTTTTTAACCTCGCTTTATAAGGAGGAATTATGGTACTACGCGCATCACACACTCCCCTAGATTTTGGGGATTTCGAAAGAGCTCTAGGATTTTCAATAGGGTTCGATTCAATGTTTGACCGGTTGCTAGGAAACTCCACGCAACACGTTACAAACAATCAAGGGTTTCCCCCATACAATATCCGAAAAGACGGAGATTTTAAGTACTTCATTGAAATGGCTGTTGCTGGTCTTTCAGAGGATGATCTTGAAGTCGAATTAAAGGAATCCGTTCTTCAAATTCGGTCTAAACAATCTACAGATGATGAAGCTAATTATGTTCATCGTGGGATTGCCAAGAGAACATTTGAGAGGGCATTCACTCTTTCTGACGATGTTGTTGTAAAGGGTTGTGACCTGAATAACGGAATGTTAATTGTTGAACTTGAAAAAGTAATTCCAGAGGAAAAACGAGCACGTTTAATTCCTATTGGAAAAACATTCAAGTCGATTACTTAATTTGATGTGCCCATCAGTATTTTATACTGGTGGGCTTTTTAGTTCACTATATATTATAGAAATAAAAACCTCACATTAGGAGAAAAAATGTGTAATAACGAACATTGCAATTGTGAAAATTGTACTTGCGGTTCATCTTGTAAATGTACAGCAGAAAATCAATGTGGATGTGAATAATTATAAAAGGATATAATGCTTACAATTTTGGGAAGTCTATTAGGATTCGCTGGGTCAGCAGTACCTAGCATAATAGACGCGTTCAAAGAAAAAGAAGATCAAAAATCCAAAGTGGAGATGTTTAAACTCCAACTGGCGGCGAAAGAAAAAGGCGTTGACTTAGACATAAAGTTAATGGAAACAAAAGCCGCCGTAGAAGAACAAAAATCTCTTATTGAACATGACATAGCACTAGGTAAACAGGGTGGATTTATAAATTCATTACGAGCATTTGTAAGACCATTCATAACTTATGTTTTTTTCTTAACATTTATAGGTGTTAAAATTACATTAGTATGGGATACCATTAGCAAGGGCGGAGATTTAAACGCAACCCTTGATGTTATATGGGATGAACAAACCGAAGCATTATTTGCAGCTATCATTAGTTTTTGGTTTGGTTCTCGCGCAATGCCTAAAATAAAACAACTTAATAAATAAAAAATATTATGAGAATATCAAAGAATTTTTGGCTTAGTGAATTGACTAAAAGCCCTACCGCTGAAAGATTTGGAATATCAAACGAACCATCAAAAGAACATCTAGTTAGTCTTACAGTAGTAACACATGAAATTTTACAACCTGTAAGAGAACATTTTGGTGTCATTACGGTGAATAGCGGCTATAGATCGCCCACTTTGAACACTAAAGTCGGCGGGTCCAAAACCTCTCAGCATTGTAATGGCGAGGCAGTAGATTTTGAGCAATTAGGAACAGCTAATCCAGAAGTTGCAAAATGGATTACCAAAAATCTTGATTGGGATCAAATCATACTGGAATTTTATCATAAAGGTCAACCAAACTCAGGGTGGATACATTGTTCATACAAAAAAGACGGAACGAATCGAAAGAAGATAACAACAGCATTAGTAGTAAATGGGAAAACCACTTACAAAAATGGTTTTGTTATCTAGTCGAATTTATTATTAAAATTTATTTACAAGTCCTTTTTACATTGGGCGCGTTTGCCGGGCGCTCATGGGTTGACAAACACATAAAGGTGTGTTATAATAGATTAGATGAAATTAATAGTGATTATGATATAGTAACACGCCACCTCTGGTATCCTAAAAAATAAATGTCCAAATTTTATACTAGTGTAGTATGTCTCGGAAATTACATTTTTGAGCGGGGAATCGAAGATGGATTCCCTTTTGATGACAAGCACGAATTCAAACCCACCTTATACATTCCTACCACAACTAAAACTGATTGGCGAACTCTTGAAGATGAGCCAGTAGGCCCCGTTCAATGGGGAACTATCAAAGAAACTCGCGAAGCAATGAAGAGGTATGAGGGTGTGCAGAATATGCAGATCTATGGTCATACTAATTACAATTATTCTTATATTGCAGAAACATATCCTGACCAAGTAGATTATAATTTTGAACACCTCAAGATAATGTTTCTTGATATTGAAGTTGGTTCAGAACATGGTTTTCCAAATCCCGAAAATGCTCAAGAAGAAGTAACAGCAATCACAATTAAGATAAATGATGATATTCAAGTTTGGGGGTGTTCTGAATTTACGAATGGCCAAGACAATATTACGTACAATAAATGTGGAGATGAACGACAATTACTAGAGCAGTTTGTGATGTATTGGCAACAGAATTGTCCTCATGTAATTACAGGTTGGAATACCAAAACATTTGATACTCCATATTTGGTTAATCGTATTCGTAATATCTTAAATGAAACATGGGTTAAGAAACTCTCGCCATGGGGATTTGTAAAAGAACAAAAGATTTTCGGTATGGGTGGTAGAGAAGTTCAGACTTATGAAATATATGGTGTGTCTGAGATTGACTACATGGACGCCTATAAGAAATTCACTTATACTAATCAAGAATCTTATAGGTTAGATCATATTGCCTATGTTGAATTGGGAGAAAATAAATTAGATTATTCTGAAGTAAATTCATTACACGAATTGTATAGAACAGATTATCAAAAGTTTATCGAATACAATATTCAAGATGTACTGTTAGTTGATCGCCTTGAAAAGAAGATGAAACTTTTAGAGATGATTATTTCTCTAGCATATTTGTCAAAGTGTAATTATACAGATGTATTTGCACAAACAAGAATGTGGGATTGTATTATTTACAACCATCTCTTGAAGGAAAAAGTTGTGATTCCTCAAAAGAGTAAACAACGTAAAGGTGAAGCATATGAGGGCGCCTATGTAAAAGCACCACAAAAAGGTAGACATAAGTGGATAGTTAGTTTTGACTTGAATAGTTTGTATCCACATTTGATTATGCAATACAACATTTCTCCGGAAACTATTCTTGGTACATGGCAAGATGATATTGGTGTAGATGGATTATTGAATAAAGAATTTGATACAAGTATTTGGAAAGAAAAGAATATAACAGTTACACCGAATGGGTCAGTTTATCGTAAAGATAAACAAGGGTTTCTTCCTAAATTAATGGAAAGTATGTATAATGATAGAGTTACATACAAGAAGTTGATGATAGAAGAACAGAAAAAGGGAAGAAACGCTGACCCAAATAAATTGTCACAATATTACAATTATCAACAAAATCTAAAGATAGCTCTTAATTCTGCTTATGGGGCTATGGGAAATCAATGGTTTCGTTATTATGATGAACGAAATGCTGAAGCTGTTTCTGTTGCTGGTCAATTGTCTGTTCAATGGGCAGAAAATGCGGTGAATAATTACTTAAACACTACATTATCTACTGTGAATAAGGATTATATTGTTGCTATGGATACTGATTCTTTATATGTTTGTCTCGGTGATCTTGTTTCTAAAGTTGGTATTACTGATAATGTAAAAATTATTAACTTCTTAGACAAAGCCTGTGGTAGAATAGAAGGAGTCATTGAGGACGCGTACAAAGAATTAGCCGAGTATGTAAATGCCTATCAACAGAAGATGGTAATGAAACGTGAAGTCATTGCCGATACAGGAATTTGGACAGCGAAGAAACATTATATTTTGAACGTTCATGATTCTGAGGGAGTTCGATATGAAGAACCTAAACTAAAGATTGTCGGTATTGAAGCAATTAAAAGTTCTACACCACAAGCTTGTAGAGAATCATTGAAAGCCATTTTCAATATTATTATTTCAGGTACAGAAGATGATGTGATTGGTTATATTGAAACGTTTAAGGAAAAGTTTTTTACTTTAGATATGGAAAAGGTGGCATTTCCAAGATCAGTTAATGGACTTAAAAAGTATAAAGATCCTTCTGCAATTTATACGAAGGGTACTCCAATTCACGTAAAGGGTTCGTTAATTTATAATCACATGCTCAGATCACAAAAACTAACAAAGAAATATCCTGTAATTCAAGAGGGAGAAAAGGTTAAGTTCGCTTATCTTAAAGATCCGAATCCAGCAGGAGACAAAGTAATTTCCATATTAAATAGTTTACCTAAAGAATTTAAATTGGAAAAATATATAGATTATGATACACAATTTGAGAAGGCATTTGTAGAGCCATTGAAAGGTGTATTAGATGTAATTGGATGGGATACTGAACGGCGTTCAAGTCTTGACAATTTCTTTATATAGTGTATAATAGAGGTATATGGATTTAACAATTCATAAAAATATGTGGCCGGGATATATTTTATCTATATTGGAAAATGAAATTATAAATTTTCATAATGGGAATTTAGAAGTTAAAGTTCAACTAAATGTTTGGGAATCACGTTTAATCAAACAAAGTGCTCCTATTCTTTTGTATAAATTTCCAGATGGAGCATCTGCATCTTTGAGCATGAAAGAGTTTTTGATTAAACAATGGGAAATTGATACTACAGAATTTACTAATTTTAGTTTTGTATTACAATTTATGCCAAAAGATAGTTATATACCTTGGCATGATGATGCGGGTTTCAATTTTGTATCAACAACATATTTAAATAAAGAATGGGAATTTGATTGGGGTGGTGCATTTCTTTATGTTAATGAAAAAGGTGAAAATAAATTCTTATATCCGGAATATAATATGGTAACGAGATATGGTAAAGAATCTTCTTCAGACGAACATATTCCACATTCAGTTACTAAAATAGCAGATTTACCACCCAATTATTATAGAACAGTTTTACAAACCTTTTGGAGTTAATATGGCAGGAAGTATAATGGTAAGGTATGCCCAAAAGACATACAAACAACAAAGAGCAGAAGAACGAAATACTGCGGTATTCAAAAATTTAACTCATTCTGTAGATATTATTCCAGAATCAATGTCCATTATGACTTTTAGTTCTCAAAAAGAAGCGAGTAAGTTCGCGGAAGACATGAGAGATAAAGGATATCATATCATAGAAATAAAAGATGACTATAGAAAATCGTGAGTATGGAAGTTGGATTACAGAAGAATTGCAATCTTTACTAGATGCACATATCTTTAATAGAGATCATTTTGCTGAAACATATACTGACCGAGTAGACTTGAATAAAGAAATACAATTAATTAAAAATGAAATTATAAGAAGGGAAAAAAGTGAGTGATTATTTTGATAGTTTGTTAAAGGCTACTGGCAATGAATTTGGTTCAAAAGTTTCGGATGGAATCGAAGCAGGCGATGTATCTACATATGTAGATACGGGTAGTTATATTCTTAATGCATTAATTTCAGGAGATATCTATGGAGGAATCCCTTCTAATAAAATTACAGCTCTGGCAGGAGAAACAGCTACAGGAAAAACCTTTTTTGTCTTGGGTATTGTCAAACAGTTTCTTGCAGACAATCCTAGCGGTGGCGTTCTTTATTTTGAGTCTGAATCTGCACTCACTAAGCAGATGATAGAAGACAGGGGAATTGATTCTTCACGAATGATAATTCTCCCTGTCGCCACAATTCAAGAATTTACACATCAAGCATTAAAGGTAGTAGAAAGTCATTCAGAGGGTCAAGAAGAACGCCCATTGTTGATGTGTTTAGATTCTCTTGGAATGCTATCTACTACTAAAGAAGTGACCGATATTTCAGATGGTAAAGAAACCAAAGATATGACACGGGCACAATTAGTTAAAGGATCTTTCCGAGTATTAACACTCAAGTTAGGGAAAGCCGGTATTCCTTTACTAGTTACTAATCATACATACAAACAGATGGGTACAATGTTTCCAACTGATGTGATGGGTGGTGGTAGTGGTTTACAATATGCTGCTTCAACTATTATATTCCTTTCCAAAAGAAAAGAAAAAGAAGGAACGGATGTTGTAGGAAATGTAATACATTGTAAAAATTACAAATCTAGATTGACTAAAGAGAATAAAAAAATTGATGTTCTCTTAAGATATGATCAAGGTTTGAATAGGTATTATGGACTCATTGAGTTAGCTGAAGACGCGGGAATCTTTACTAAAGTAGCTACAAGATATGAAATGCCAGATGGTTCTAAGGTATTTGGTAAGGCAATTTTAAACGACCCCGAAAAATATTTTACACCAGAAATCCTTGATAAGTTAAATGATCATGCCAAGAAAGTTTTTCTTTATGGTGGATTTGATGAAGAAAGTGAGGTAGCAGATGCCAAAGAAAAATAAAGGAGAATTTTTTAAAGAAGGTAATAAATCTGATACGGATTTAAGGACTACATTAAATGATCCATACTTTGAAACGGGAGATGATCTTTACAAAGAATGTTCAAACCCCAATGATCCAAATGATAAATCATTGTGTATAGTAATTCAAGATGCATCACCTTTTGATGGTGCAGTAATTAGATATACATCATTTAAATTAGTAGAACAAGATTTGACGGGCGATGATATAGCTTGTCAATATGAATATGATATTGAAGTACCACCACATGATCTGGGATATGAAATTACCGAAAAAGATGGTAAGGAATTTGAAAAACGATTAGGGGAATGGATAATAGAAATAATACAAAAACAAATGGACAAACATGCAGCAGCGGATAGAGACAATAATATTAAAGAATCTATTACATAATGAAGAATATTCTAGAAAAGTATTACCATTTTTAAATAAAGATTATTTTTTAGAACATACAGATAAATTATTATACGAGCAAGTAGATCTATTCATCAACAAGTATAATAATTTGCCCACTAAAGAGGCGTTAGTTATTGAATTAGATGGTACGCCATTGAAGGATGAAGAATTTGAAAACGTAACAGAATTATTAACCCATCTGGAGGGGCAAAAAGATGAAAAATCAGATATTCAATGGTTATTGGAAACAACAGAAAAATTCTGTCAAGACAAAGCAATATACAATGCCGTTGTCCACTCAATTAAAATATTGGATGAACCCGAAAAATCTAAGGATGACAAGGGTGCTATTCCTGAGTTGCTTACCGATGCTCTTTCTGTTAGTTTTGATCCTCATGTCGGCCATGATTACCTTTTGGATTCTGATGATCGTTATGCATTTTATCATAGGGTTGAAAAGAAAATACCCTTTGATCTTGAGTACTTCAATAAAATAACACAAGGTGGACTATCTTCTAAAACTTTAAATATTGCTCTTGCAGGAACAGGTGTTGGTAAATCATTGTTTATGTGCCATGTTAGTTCTGGTGCCTTATCACAAGGACATAATGTTTTGTATATTACATTAGAAATGTCAGAAGAACGAATCGCAGAAAGAATAGATGCAAATTTGTTGAATATTAAATTAGATGACTTAATAAGTTTACCTAAAAAGATGTATCAAAAGAAAATAGATGATCTTAAAAGTACGGTTAAGGGTAGATTGATTATCAAGGAATATCCTACAGCCGCAGCTAGTACGAACCATTTCAGATCGTTATTGAATGAACTAAATCTCAAGAGAAATTTCAAACCAGATATGATTCTTGTTGATTATATTAATATATGTTCTTCTGCGAGAATTAGACCAGGACAATATGTA